CTACAAACCAGCTAGCAACCCAAGGTTGCTAGCACACGCGTTGAGAAAACGCGTGTACCTATCCGTTACAAAGGATAGTTTTTGGGACGGTAGGAACCCCCAACGGGGAGTTATCCTACGCTTCGTAATATACCGCACACGGTCTTGCCTGACCGTAATACGGTAGTCCCTCACGGTGCCGTGCAAGAAAGCTATGTAGAGTCCGAACGGATTCCACTTTCGCTTCTTGCGCCCAATAACCCTTTCGTCATCCAGCGAAATCCTGTAGAAAACAGGAAGTGGAACATATGCTGTATACGAAAGGAGTCCAAAGCCACGTCGAAGAGGAGTTGCTTGCCTCTTTGTCAGTAGCTCACGCGGCAAATGCAAACCTGCCGCATCGTCTTCGTCCGGGGGCACAGGATGGCGGAACACAGCAGGGAACAACCCTGTTATGTAGCCAACTGTTCGGTGCAAAAAGATCCCGGTCTTAGACGACCAAAGGTTTAGGCCGTTGACAGCAACAAAGGCGTCTTGCAAAGTACGTAACCGCCGCAAGTAGAACGGACGGACGTCGACACCGAGAAACCAATCGGTGCCACAAGACTCCCTAAACGGGCCTTCAACGAAGGTTTTATCGCGATTAACACTAAATCCGAGTAACTCAATTAATCGGATCAAGTGCCTGGACACTTCAGAAGGGACAATAATATCGTCCCCAAAGACTGACCAGACGCGTTCGTGAGTCACGGGATCGAATTGACTGATCCCGAGAAACCTGAACGTCGCGACTACTGCGGCGCTAAAGATGGCCGTTTGAAGGGGAAACGTAAAACCGTTCCCCATCGTACTAACCATCTCTAGTTCAACCAGGCTACCGTCTGGTAGACGGCTCTGTGGACTTCTCAGACGGAGTAGTACCTGCATAAAGCTTGTAGGCAGGCACCACTGCAGCATGCGAAGTGACATGGAGTCCGAGGCACTTTCCAAGTCGATCGTAACGACGTCGTCAAGGATCGAGCCTAACCTGGCCAGCCGTCGATTGATCTCTGGTTGAAAACTGAGATCAATACCATACCGTTCCCGCAAGCGGGATTCGATAAGGCTACCCATGCCGAGTTGCATCCACATATTAATGGACGGTTCGGTACAGATACTCCGGGCTACCTCAGCCGTTTTATTCACGAAGCTAAGCTTATTACAGTCTACGACCTGGTACGTGGGTTCCTCGCCTCGAAAGCAAAAAGCATCGAGAAATTGCGGGTTCCTACGATAGCAAGCCTCCCATATATCGGGAAGACGATGAGTCGCACTAAGAGGACTACTAAAAAGCTTACTATATAGGTCTGTACCTGATGCCCCAATAGAGGCGCCAGGACCAGTCCTACCCAGCAAAAAAAGCTGGTTATAGTCGCTAAAGATGGGGTCTATTCCATCCTTAAAGTAGAACCGATAGACCTCGTTTTTAAACTCGGTCATCAGTTCCTCCTCCCACACATAGTTAACCTCGGACATACCCCAGGTGCCACAACGAAGATTGATGCGCTTGAATTTCTCAAGTGCAGCAGCTTCCGCTGATGCCGAGGGTCTGTCTGCTTGGTTCAATTTCTTGACCAAGCTCTCCTTAAGACGGTAGCAAGCCGCCTCCAGAGGGCTACTATCTATGCTCCATGAAGGAGCACAGGTATCTATGTGTGACTCAAGGTCGTGATGTAGACAACTGAGCAGTTCTCTAGCGCAGAATGGCATAGGGTACTCCAGTTAGTTGTCGTCTCAAACACTTCGGACCCACTCCGCGAGCGCCGGTGACCAGAAATGAATATCAAAACTGGTCACGGAATAGCCCTCGTAGTCGGACCTGAGTGCCACCAACGCCGCTTCAAGGTGCACCCTCGGTAAAACGAGAATGTACATAGAAGGGAAGATCCACTCACCACGTACCTTGGCACGATATAAGCTATAACGGCCGATACCGCACAGCCAGTTGAGACGAATCTCAATTGGCGAGAGGTCCGAACCGTCGTAACAAAATGTGACAAAGACATTCTCCTTAAGGACGTCGTTTTTAATGGCGTCGGCAAGTTGGATGTTGCTCATGGTGGAGACTTCGGAACTTAACATAACCTACTCCTTAGTAAGGAAACAGGATGCCTAAGACCTAAGTCTTAAAGGACACCGTTGATTGTGAGATCGCCGAATCCAGCAGACTGCTGAACGAGGCTTCCAAAGTGAGCCGACAGAGCCGCACGAATATTCGCGGGATCTGCCGTATCACTCCCGGCAGGCACGTCAATATAGGTCGTGATAGTGCAGACCTGGATTGCCTGACCAGCCAGAGGGGTAACACCCTTCCGGGTAATCAGCTTATACGTGTTCTTCGGGATATTGGCGACAACGCCCGTAACCGGATTCGGAACACCGAGAACTCGAAGGTTCGCAGGCCGAGTAAAGTTAAGGGTAAACGGACTCGCGACTGTGTGAGTCGTTACGCCCGTCTGAGTACCACCCAGAGCGCTGACAGCTACCTGCTTGCCGGGGTTACCCGGCGGAGCAGTGTCAGAGATCGTGGTGTAGGTCGGGCTTGTAAGGCCCGTCTGCGGTTGCCCAGTGATGGGTGTCGTCCAAGTAATTGACATTAAGTCAATACTCCTAGTTGATGTACAATTGGGATTAACGATGCAAACGTGGGGGCCTCGAATACTTTACCTGAGTCGTCAGCGCGGCAATGTTAATGCGTTGCATGAACTTAGGTAATCGAAGGTGCCACTTTGGATAAGGCATCGTACCGAGCGAAGTACGTTTAACGTACTTCGCAGAGGTCACTGCTTTTCCACAGCCTCCGGACCTCCGGACGTTTGCTGTGACGGCTGCCCCGTACGGGGAAGAGTAGGTCCTGGACTTGAGGTTCTTAATCCCCGAGTTCAACCAGGCCGGCTCTACGTCGACGAGGCGAATCGCATCGAGCTGCTCCTGAACATTAATGAAGTAGTCGACGAAAAAAGAAAAAGGAATCGCTTCCCAAACGGCAGGGATGAAATCAAAAACTCCCAAACCGAAGGTGGCGAGATCCCCTTTCCAGGCGGGTTCAGCTTTTACCATGCCATAATACTTGACTTGACGAAGAACTGTCTCGTCACGATCATAGAACCAGGTGTTTGCCAAATTACAAAGAGGCAAAGACCAGCCTATTTTCGCATGGCTAAGTAAAATCTGCTCCTTGCCTTTTCCAGAAACGGGAAAGGCATCGAACCGACCTGACTGCGTGAGCTTAGCAACTGCACGCGCAGCGTCGGCTGCATCGGCCATCAGGGGTTTAACCCCAAAGGCAAATGTCAGCCAAGCTTGCCCTAGCAATCTCGCGTACTTAACGGGATCCCTGTAGTAACGGCGGATATTGACACATGCTTTCACGAACGTAGTAAAGAACTTGCCAATGTTCTTCACCGGGTGCGCGAACATGTGAACAGTTTCCACAATTTCAGCAAGGAAGTTCCCGCCGCGAAACTCGCTACGCCCCTTCATGTAGCTAGCAAGGAGCTTAGATCGGGCTATTCTATCAGCGGTATCGGAAATAGTCATATCTACAGTAGGGAGAGCATATGGTATAAGTTCACCAGTTGCCTCCCCAGCAAACGGACTATCCGTCAAGAAGCCTTTAAACCACCCATAAGGTAGTTGGGCCTCATATGACGTTCCCTCGAGACCAGTCGTGGCACTTTCACCTCTGGATATACGTTGTTTCCAGTCGGGTATATTGCTCGACGTGGTAACGGAGCAGAGACCAACAGCTGAGTAGTCTGCAGAGCTGAACGTGGTTTTTACACCAAGAGCAGATACATTCTCACCAGAGTAGATCACCGCCCAACCCTTGCGCTTAGTGCGCGTAGGCATAGGAACCTCCGATCATTAGATGGAGCGACCTAATGGAGCGCCCAGCAGAGCTGGG